TGCGGCTGACTTATTTAGAGAAAGAGGTGTCAGAGCATTACTTGGTTTTGAGGCTGGTGCAAAAGTATCAATTGAAGAAACAGTTGCGGCATTTGAAAGAGATTTTTCAGGCGATGGACGATTTGGTAAAGCTACTCTTTCATTAGCTCAAACATTTGATGGAACATTGTCTATGCTTGGAGATAAATTCTTCAAGTTTAAACTTGCTGTTATGGACTCAGAGCCATTTGACTTCTTAAAAGTTGCATTTTCACAGATTGATAAATTTATAGAAAGCAATTTCAACTCTATAGAGGAGTTTGCTATGGTTGTAGGTGGCAACATAGTCAAGATTGCAAAACAAATGATATTATTTGGTGCGGCTGCGGCAGATTTATTAGCTCCTATATTTAGAGAAGTAAAAGCATCAGTAACAAATCTAATAACTATTTTTAATTCATTACCAGCAGTTGCACAGTCATTAGGTCTCATTGGATTATTATTTTTAGGAAGAAAAGGTTTAGCTGGAATTATTGCCTTAGATTTTGCATTACGCAAAATAGGTGAATTAACTGGCTTAAGTGATGTTTTTAAAGATGCAACAAAAGATATTCAAGGTTTTAATAAGGAAACAATCACATTAGATGAGATACTTGCAAAACCATTAGAAGAAAGATCGTTTTTAGAACAAGCAAAAGTTGTCTTAGCTGATTTAGATGTGATGATGCTAGATGCAAGAAAAAATTCTGAAGATTTAGATAATGCGTTAGCTAATATATCAAAAACCACCAAGACATTTTCAGATAGATTATCTGATGCAAGAGCTAGGTTAAAAACTACTTTTCAAGATGCTATGAAATCTGCTGACAAAGCAGTTAGAGGTTTTACTGATGCCATTGCAAGAGCAATAGTTACTGGTCAATCTATGGGAGAAGTATTTAAAAATGTTGGTATTTCTATCTTAACTTTTTTCATATCTTCAATTTTAGAAGCTATTTTGATGGCAACATTTTTAGGAGACATTATTGATTTTATAAATGAGAAATTTAAAAATCAAAAAGATGAATCAAAAGATACTGCAAAAGCATTAGATGATTTTTCAAAGTCATCAGCCGTTGCATCAGCATCACAAGTAGCTCTTGCAACATCAATTGATAGAACAAATGCGGCACTTGCAAGGCAAAATCAGTTATCACAAGGCGGTGGTTCAAAAGGTTCTGTAATTGGCTCTGTTTTAGGTTTTGCTGTAGGTGGTTCAACTGGTTCAGCTATTGGATCAGTTTTAGGTGGTTTGTTTGCAGAAGGTGGTAGACCACCAATTAATAAACCAAGTATTGTTGGCGAAAAGGGTGCTGAATTATTTGTACCTGACTCTGCTGGAACTATAATTCCAAACAATCAATTAGGTGGATCAACAAATGTTACATTTAATATTAATACAGTTGATGCAAGAGGTTTCAATGAATTGTTACAAGGAAGTCGAGGCATGATAGTGAATATGATAAATTCAGCAGTAAATGAAAGAGGGAGAGGTAATCTAATATGAGCGGTGCTTTACCTAACACAGATTTTCAAGCTATTAATTTTAGAAGTGAACAAAGAACTCTTGTTTCAAGAACAGATAGTGGCAAAACTTTTAGAAGACAGATTGACGGACAAAGGTGGAGTTTTACTCTTAAATATCCAAACATAAAAAGATCAGAGTTTGCTCCAATACAGGCATTTATTATAAAACAAAGAAGTTCTAAGGAAGATTTTACAGTAACTTTTCCAAGTTATTTAAATGCTCAAGGTAATGAAACAGGAAGTGTTTTAGTCAATGGTGTTCATGCTGTTGGTGATACAACTATTGCAATGGACGCATTTGCTAGTGATGGTGCTGGAAGATTTAAAGCTGGAGACCTAATTAAGTTTGCTCATTCAAAAGTCTACATGGTTGTCAGCGATGTAACTTCTTCAAGTAATGCGGCAACTGTAACAATAGAGCCACCCTTAACTACAGCTTTATCAAACAATGAAGCAGTTACTTATGATGATGTTCCATTTACTGTATTTTTGAAAAATGATATTCAACAGTTTCCTTCGCAAAATGTTACATCTGGAGGAGAGTTATTATATACATTTGAAATAGATGTTGAAGAAAGTATTTAATCATGGCAAGAGGATTAACTTCTGCTGTTAAAACAGAACTAGCTACACAAAGAATTAGACCTATTTATTTAATTGATATTGGATTTCCAACACCAATATTTTTGACTAATTGCTCTTTTCCAATCACATCTTCTGTTAGTGGATCGTCTCAAACATATTCAAATTCATCTCATTTGTTACAAATAACAAATGTTGTTGAAAGCAATTTGCCAGTACGAAACTCATTAAAAGTTGTGCTATCAGGTGTGGATCAAACTTTCATATCTATTGTTTTAGGCACAAGTGTAATAGGCGATGTTGTAAGAATCTACAGAGGTTTTTTAGATGATAGTAATGCTGTAATAGCTGATCCTTTTTTATTATATTATGGAACTATTGATGAATACGATGTCGTAGATAATACTTCTGAATGTAAAATAAGTTTAATTGTTACTTCTCATTGGGGTCAATTTGATAAAATAGGTGGTAGAACAACATCAAATAACTCTCAACAGAAATTTTTTTCTGGAGATAAAGGTATGGAATTTGCCGCTTTAAGTATTTCAGATATTAAATGGGGTAAAGAAGTATAATGGGTTTTTTTAGTGGTATTGTTGATTTTGTAAAAGATGTTGTTGATACTGTAGTAGATGTAGTAACTGATGTAGCAGAAGAAGTTATAAGTTGGATAGTACCAGAACCACCAGCACCACCTGAATTTACTGAAAATGTTCAGGAACAAGAAAATCGTGGAATTTTAGTCAATAAAATTTTAGCTAATTCAAGTGTACCAGTCGTTTATGGTACAAGAAAAGTTGGTGGAAATATTGTCTTTTTAGAATCAAGTGGAACAGATAATGAGTTTTTGTTTATGGCTCTAGTTTTATGTGAGGGCGAAATAGATAGTGTTCAAAAAATATTCATCAATGAGAACGAAGTTACTTTTACTGGAGCATTATCAGACAACACAGAAAGAACTGTTGCAGACTCAGACTCAAATTATTACAAAGATGGTGAGAGTTTATTAACTGTCAGATGTCATTTAGGTTCTGACAGCCAATCTGCATCAGCATTATTAACACCTTTATCAAGCTGGACTAGCAATCATAGACTCAGAGGTCTTGCTTACATCGCTTTAAAATTTAAATGGAATACAGATGCTTATGGTGGATTACCAACTGTCCAAGCATTAATAAAAGGTCGCAAAATATATAATCCTAATTTAGATGGAACTGTAACAGGAGGAAGTGGTTCTCATCGTGCCGATACATCATCAACTTGGGAATACTCAGACAATCCAGTATTTCAAATGCTTGATTATTTGCGTAATTCTACTTTTGGCATGGGTATCACAAATGAATATTTTGATTCAAATTTTGCTGATTGGCAAACTGCGGGAGATGTTTGCGATGCAAATATTACACCTTTTAGTGGAGCAAGTCAGATTGATTTGATTGATTCTCATGCTGTTTTAGACACATCAAAACGATCTATAGAATTAGTAAAACAACTTGTAACTGGTTCTCGATCTTTTTTGAATTATACTGGCGGTAAATATAAAATCACAGTTGAAACATCAGGATCAGCTTCAATAACTTTAGCTGAAGATAATATTATTGGTGGTATTGGTGTAACTAGCACCAATAAGAACACAAGATATAACCGAGTTATTGTAAATTATATAAATCCTGAAAAAAATTATCAAAGCGATCAGGCACAGTTTCCTCCAGTTGATGAAACAGGATTGAGTAGTGATGACCAACATTCAACTTTAAAAACCGCTGATGGTGGTATTTTGTTAGAAGGCAAGTTTAATTTTCCAACAATTACCAGTACATATCAAGCACAAGAAATGGCTGAAATAATTTTAAGGAGATCAAGGTCTGTTTTAAATGTAAGGTTGTTAGCTGATGCTACTGCGATGGATTTACTTGTTGGAGATATTGTAAATGTAACTCATGCGACACCTGCTTTTTCAGCAAAACCATTTAGGGTTGCTGGTATGACTATAAATGA